CATTAGGATCTTGTTCTAAACGAGTTATAAATTTTTGTTTAGGTCCATAAGCCAAAGGAACCTTTAGTGTTTGTACTTCCGTACCTGCACTATTTTTTCTTGTAATAGCTATATCATTAAATAATGATCCAAAAGCTATAATAGTTTTTCTTAAACTTTCGTTATAAAAATATTGTCCTAACATATTCCTACTCCATAATTACATACTATCTGTCGGATCCCCAAAGGGATTCGATTCAGTAAAATCTAGTATATTTGTTGCTTGAGTTTGTAAGTATTCATTATCTGACCCAGTATCTAATGTTTCGATGCGGAAATCTTCATTGATAATAAACCAGGCATAGTATGCATCCGAATCTTCAGTGAGCACGGCAGCGAATCCTGTCTCGTTTTCTCCGAGTAACATTTGACCAGCAGCAGGCGGTGTATTTGTAGAATCTTGAAGTTCAATAACACCACTTCCGGGCCAGGCACCACTATAAGTGCCTCGTTCGATAGCAATTTGTTGATTGAAGATAGTAGTCGGACCTTGTTCTCCCAAGAACTGCCAATCTAGTGCATCGGTAGAGTATTTCGTTTCGATGGCATCAATATCAGCAACACCCGTATCGAGGTCTTCCATTGAGTATTCGACAGTGCGAGCATAAAGCTTATACACCGGCAAATTGTCCACTTGGAAAAATGGATCATCTACATCTACAAAACTAATCTCAAACAAACGTCCCTGTGTAGGCATATAAATCCAATCGCCTTCATTAGGTTGTGTTGTACTAATAAGGTTAGCATCGTGAGATACTAAATCTAACCATCGTCGCCTAGAAAGGGTAAAGGTAGTTTCATCTCTAATTTCTAAACCAAAACGAGTAATAATTTCTTTCTCACCCGCATAACCTTCCACGGTATCCATATACATTTCAATAAGATACGCATCATCAAAACGAGAAAGAGGATCTTCTCCAAACAGCTCATCTTTACTTACCAAAGTTCTTGGTAAATAATAAACATCGTGGCCGAAGATTTGCAATGCTTCTATGATTAAATCTTCATAGAGGTATTGTTCACTTATAGTCCCTTTGGAAAAGAAATGATTAGTGGGCATAAAATTATCCGATACTGAACATTATGGGCTCTTCCCAAGTTGTCTTTGATTCATCTTCTAATTTATTAATTTCTTCTTGAGCTTGTCCAAAAATCTCAGCACCATTCATCGTAACACCACCTAACATAGTAACACCATTGAACTTGCTAAGATTTTGACCCCACTGCCGTTTAATAAGTGCAGTGCTGTATTTCTTTAACCAGAGGTCATCGTATATATCAGTCCATGTAGTAGGATCTAGTTTACGATAACATTCTATAATAATATATTCACCAACCTCAACATCATCTCCCCAATCCATATTAATATAAAGTCTGTTTTGATTTATATTAAATTGGATAGGTTTCTCACCTATAAGAATCATATCTAGTAAATCAAGTTGCCACATAGTCATTTGATAATGAATAATGGAAATATCTGAAAAATCATAGAGGTCATTCAATCGTAATTGATATCTAATATCAAACATATTAAGATTGCCACGGTCACTGAAAGGTAATACTCGTAATACACTTTGCACAGACTCCGGCATAGGTAAATAACCCTGACTTGTTTTCCAGGTAACTGTGTGTTGACTTGTAACAGTAGCGCCAGTAAGATGAGCTATAGTAGTCGCTGCTGTGGTTAAAACAGTAGTTCCCACTTTAGCTGTATACGCTATAGTCTCTGCTGCATTAACGCCATCAGCAGCGATTACAATTGTGCCAGCATTAGGAAAAGCCTCACCATCTGTTAGTGTTATACTGGTAACTCCGACAGCAATACCTCCATTTAATGTGGAAGTAACTAAATCACCATCTGTAACAGATTCTACAGTGTTTACATTTCCTCTATCAACATCGTCCTGAGTTATTAAATGTTTAAGATAAACACGTTGCATTCCATTATACTGAAATGTATAAAAGTATTGCATCGCTTCATCAATTCTATCGGACACTTGGTCATCATCGACATTAATATCAATAACCGGGTATCCTAATCTTCTTTTACACCAGGTTATTAGTGATGCTCTTGAATTTGGTATTGCCATATCTTTATCCTAATGCTATTGCCATTACTGCAGCTTTTGCTGTAACTTCTGCAGCTGTTTGTCCTTTAGTTGCCACCACCACAATCTGATTGCTGCTATCTCTTACATATAATTTTTGGTCAGCCGTATTAAGAGCCACTTCACCTACCGCTAGGTTATTAGTATCAGGAACCGCACCTGGGGACTCTGACCTTTTTACTTTAATTCTTGTGGCCATTTTTTCTTCCTATGATAAAGCTATAGACATCACTGTGGTGGTTGTTGTAACTTCATCGGCCGTTTGTCCTTTGTTAGCTAATTGTATAATTTGAGGTATAGGCATCATATCAGGTTGCCCCGCCGGAATATCGGTAGCTCTTACCCATAAAGTTTGGTCAATTGTGTTAATAGCCACTTCACCCACATCTAAATCACTAGAATCAGGAATAGAACCACCAGTTTCGGACCTTTTAAATTTAATTCTTGTAGCCATTAATATGTGCCGCCGTCTACACTACTAGACCAAGATACTGTATCGGTTCCAGAATTATAAGTAAGCACATCTCCATCCGTACTACCTGACAATGCACTAATGGTATCAGCAGTATTTGCAATCAAAACAGAACCTTTAGCAGCCGCAGTAATTCCAGTACCACCCAAAGCAACCGAAACAGTATCTAAAGTAATTGTTACATCCCCTGCTGTTCCTCCACCACTCAACCCTGTGCCTGCTGTAACACTCTTAATATCACCGGGCAAATTAGAAACTAAAACTTTCTTTGTACTGTTATCTGTTACATCCTGAATCACCACATAATCAGTTAAGGCTGCTGTAGTTCCTAGTGCAGTTAATTCTGAAACATCTAAATCTAACGTAACAGTACCTGTAGTACCACCACCAGATAAACCAATACCAGCAACAACACCACTAATATCCCCAACAGGAGTTGTACCTTCTGCTGCAACGAATTTACTAACCGAAGCATCCCACGCCAAGAATTGATGTGTAGCACTTATATTAGTAGCATCAACATCATCTAATCTTTTAAGCTGAACTTCACCAGAACCATAAGTCATACCTGCCTGGCCCCAACCGACTTGAGCAGACATTACCTTATTGATGACCTTTGCTACTTTACTGTCAAATGATTCTTCTATGGGCACAACAACTTCTTCATCTATTGAAAGATTGTTTAGATAACCAACAGCCTGCTCTACTGCATTACCTTCAAGTATTCTATATTCTTTTGTTGGTAATTCTCGTTTATGTTTTTCCAACATCTGAGAAACATCAGCAACCATCTGTGCGGCCTTTGAATTTTTCTCATTATTAAATAGAGACATCTGCCAATTGGCATCACCTTGTCCGACACTGGGATTATATTCTTCTGTATTATATTTTTTCTTTATAGGTTGATTCTGATCTATTTTACCAGCAGCACTACCAATCAGTAATTTAGAAACATCACTGATTTCATACTTCGGTGTGACTATCGGTAAATTGTAATACCTTTCCTTAATGCCCATAGGTTCTTCAACCACCTCTTCCTCAACCAATTCAGGCTCAGGTTTTTTGGGTGGTGAGAATAAATCAACACCAGCAACATCACTAAACAATCCTTTAAGTGCAAGAGTTGCTTCTTCCAATGCCGCAGGATCAATATTGATGATCGGCTTCGGTGGTTCTACTATAGGCTCTTCTTCAATAACCTCTACAAAAATTTCTGGTTCTGGTTCTGACAAATCTAATCCGGTCATATCTTCAAACATAGAAGACAATTCGGACATAGCAGATTCCATTTTCATACCATTATCACCTAGAGATTTGATAGCCCTATCTTTATCTACATCTTTATTAGCTTTGTCTATAACCTTTTTAGTATCAACATCTGCACCAAACCCCATAATAGGTCTAGTGGGATCGCCGACAACCCAATCACCATCATCATCTTCTGGATCCAACTGCATAGGATAC